GTATTTTCCTTCGTTAAGAACTTTTAACATTGTAGAACTTTTTAGGTTTGTTGGACCAAGATTGTACACCCAACAAACTAAACCATCAAACTGACATTGACTTAGTTTAACCTCTACCATGTCGTTTATGTAACCTTCGTACTCAGGCATTTCTTCTATCAAAAGATGATGAGCTTCATCTTTATTGATTTTATCGCCTTCTTTTACATCTTTAATATGTCCGTAGCCTATAGTCCAAACACCAACAGCATCTTGATAGGCTTCAAGTTCACAGCCTTCAAACTTTTTAATTAATGATAAGCCTTCTTCAGATATATTCATTTTATTCATCTTTGTCTGGTGTATTGGATGCACCGAAGTAAAAACTAATTATCGCAGAAGCTAGTCCACCTAAATACCCAAGTACAAGATTTATTAATGCTTCGCTGTTTTGTTCTGGAGGTTGTATAGTTACTAAAAATATATACCCCATGAATCCACCTATTACGGCTATGCCTATGATTCTAGCTGTCCAGTCTTTAGAGAAAGTTTGTCTAGCGTTTTGTGTATCTTGTACTTCTAGTTTGAACACATCTACTTCTAGTTCCTTCATTTTAAGTTCAAACTCAGCTTCAGCCTTTTTTAGCTCAAGCATTTGCTCAGGTGTAGCGTTATCTATAGCTTTCTGTATTTCTTTAGGTTCATTCTTACAACCTAATACGTCTGCAATCATATTAGCTGCCATACCACCCATTGGTCCACCTAATGCTGTGCCTAGGGTTGGTGCTACTGATCCAACTAAATTTTTAAGTAATGCTTTCATATTTTCCTCGCCATGTATATATGTTTAATGGGTCTTTTTTCCCTTTTACCTGTATAGGTTCTAATAAGTTTAACTTAATTCCGCAACTTTTTTTAGTATTCTCTCCTATTAATATATCTGCACCAACTTCTTTAGTAGCACTCTCTAGTCTAGCTGCAGTATTTACAGCATCACCTATGGCTGTATAATCAAATCTTGTTTCACTACCCATATTACCTATCACAGCATATCCAGTGTTTACACCTACACCTATAGCCACATCTATATCTGCTTCTTTTATGTTTTTCTGTATCTCTATTGCTGCAAGAACAGCTTTATTTTCATGATCTTCTAGATCAAGAGGTGCGTTAAATATAGCCATCATTGCATCACCAATATATTTATCAACCATACCGCCATGTTTTTGTACTGCTTGTTGTTGTATAGTAAGAGCTTGATTCATAATTTTCGTTACCTCTTCTGGTTCTAGAGTTTCTGATAAAGCAGTAAATCCTCTTACATCTGTGAATAAAAAAGTACAATATCTTTTTTCTCCACCAAGTTTTAATAATTCTGGGTTATCTTGTAGCCTTTTTACCTGATCTGGATCAAGGTAATGTTCGAACTGTTTTTTAATCTGTTGTCTTAGTTTAAATTGAGTACGAAAATTTAAATAAAAACCTATGCTTGCTGTCAGTATTTGAGAGACTAACGACCAAGTTACGTCGATAAGGATACCTTTACGTATCATGTAAAGACCTGCAAGGACTGTTAGGAGCGATATAGAGCTACTTAGTAAAATACCTGAGGTTATACCCATATTTACTATAATTAGCCAAATCAAGGATATAGTGAGTACTAAGGTAAGTAATTCAACAGCTAAAGAGTAGTCTGGTATATGAGGACTATTTTCTATTAAAATACTTTCAGCCAATGCTGCTTGTATTTTATGTGGTTCTAATAGTCCTACAGGTGTAGCAAGTTGAGGCATAATGCCTTTAGCAGTAAAACCTACGAAAACAAATTTATTTTCTACATTCATCTCCTGCAAAGTGGTTTGAGGAGTGTTCACCCAACTAACCCATTTTCTACCAAAAGAATCTACAGGAACAGAAGGTAAACCTTTTACTCGTATTTCTTCTAACCCATTTTGATTAGTTTTAATTAAGTATGTATCTGCTCCAGATAATATTTTCAACACCTCTATACCGTACGAAGGAACCCATCCGTCAGGTGTACGCATTAATAAAGGTAGTCTACGAACTAAATTATCGACATCAGTTCTAGCAACAGCTAACCCTTGACTTGCGTTCTGTTTTAAAACTTCTATATTTTCTACCACACCTTGAGAATATATACCACCTGTGTCTTCACCTAAAATCACTGTGCCTGTTGTTGGAGGGTATGTGTCTGTATTGTTTTCATACATAGCTAGTACACTAGGAGAAAAACCTAAAGCCTCTGTAAAATCAAAGTCCCCACCAAATCTATCTGGTTGCGGAAAAGCTACAACCCAACCTACTCCTATAGCTCCACTCCTTAGTAGGTTTATTTGTATTTGTGCTAATGTTTGTCTGGACAAAGGATAACCACCTTCATTAGCTATATCTTCTTCTGTTATGTTTAAAATTGTAAAATACCCAGAAGGTTTTTGTTGAGATACAAAAGTATCAAATGTTTTTAATTTTAATATTTCTAATGGAGTAAGTTGTAAAACTAAAGGTAAGCTAAATAAAAACAATAATATTGGTAGTATTAAACGTTTCATTAATCCCCTTGTTTTATGGTGATTGTATTAGAAGAACCACCGTTAACTTTAATTATATTTTCTACACCATTTTGAAGTAGGATTAATGTGTATGAACTACCGCCATCCACATCTACACGAACCGAATCACCAACGTTTCTTCTAAAACTAACTAACTGACCTGTTATAATTGTAGTTATTTGACTAACCTTATCTTGACCTATTTCTGTGCCAGATATTTTTATGCCTGTGGCTATTTGATTTAGTTGATCTTCTTCTTCACTTACAGCTAATGCATCAATCATGTTTAACAAGTCCTCTAAAAAATTTACATCTAGGTAATTTATATCGAGTTCTGTAAACTCCAGATCTGCTTCATTATCTAAAAAATCTTCTGCTAAAAAATCTATATCTAAATCACTAAAATCTAAATAATCTGCTGTGGTTCCTGCTTGAGCTTCCTCCTGTAAGTTTTCTTTTTCTCGTGGTGGGTTAACTATTAACATATTGTCAATAAGTTCTAAACTAATATCAAGTGTCACAGGCTTGGAAGGTGCTTGATTATATGTCATCGCAGTCGTAGCTTGATACGGTTGATTTAGTATAACTTGCCCCATCGCTGTAGCTACGACTATTTCACCACTAGAGTTACCATACTCATCGGGTAAAAGTATAACTAAAGAAGAACCAGTCTCTGGTGTTGTGGTTATTGTAAAATCTGTGCCTCTTACAAAAACATCTGCGCTAGGAGTGGTGATTGATATATTCTTTTTATTATTAAACTTACCTGTTACAAATCTTGCTGTTCCACTAGCAAACCGTAACGCCATTTCTGATTTATTTGGATTAGGATCATATATGTACGTATCGATAACTAATTTGCTGTGATCCATGACACGAACAATCGTATCATCTTCAAAAGTTATAGCGACACGTCCAGCTTCTGTTTTTACATTATCCATTTGCTGAATAGCAAATGCTAACTCAGCACCGTAAGGCTTATCTCGTACTACTTGTGCGTTACCTCTTAGCTCACTAATCGAGCCGATATCAGCAACCTGTGCTTGTGCCTTGATCGTTTTGGATAACACACACACTTGAAGTGCTAGTGCCAGAACTAAGAATCTTGAGCCAATCATTATCTAAAGTAGATTGTTGTTGTATGTTAAAAGTTCTATTGCTACCTGTATGATCTAGGTAAAAGTAACCACCTGCATACCCATCACCATCATAGGTAACTGTATTATCCGAACCATCTATGTCTATATAATTTGTTGCACTATCTACATCAATAGCAGCAGTAATACTGTTGCTTGAACCATTTATAATCCAATCAAGATCAAGTGTACTAGCTAATGCAGTAGTGGCATGATTTAAGGTAAATGTGTTACTGTTACCAGTCACGTCCACATTTACATTAGAACTGTCTGCTCCATATGTGTTAGTCTTATCTGTGTTCATATTAAATGTATTACTGTTTCCATCAAACTCAAAGAACCCTGTGTACGAGTCACCAACTATGTCTCCAAGAAATTTATTAGTATCTCCTATTTGATTAATGTCTAACGTCAGTGCAGTTCCAACTAAATTTAAGTCTGTCATGGAACCTGCTGCAGCGTCAGCACCACCTATAATGTTACCAGAGCCGAGTTGTTCTAAATCTATATTTGAGTTAGAAGCACCTGAACTTTGGTCAATAAAAATTTCATTATCTGCTGCGTAAATTGGCAAACAAAATATGAATATAAATAGATATTTTCTCATTGTTTTAACCTCCAATATTCTTTATCTACACCTTCTCGTATTGTTTCTAAAACTGCTGTTTCTATAGCTATCTGTAGAGCTACACTCATTGGTTCGTTTCTTACGTTGCCTCCTTCTATCTCTATAAGTTCTGTTCCCTGACTTACGAATCTAAATACATCACTATCTAAAGCTGCAGATAAAACAGTTTTAGTTACCAATACTTCTGTTAAAACTCTTCCTGTACTAACAGAAACAGTTCTTAAACTAATTGTAATTATGTCTTCTCTATATTGTTTAGAGAAACCTATACCTAAATTTCTAGCACCTGCTCCACCAGAACCTATATTAGCCTGATAAGATAAAACACCGCCAGTCATAATCATATCTCCAAACTTGAGTGGTAGGAGCTTTTGATCTTCATCAAATGTTTCTCTTGTTGACCTTATAAGTTGCCTTTCTTTTGTGACAGACTCTAATGAAACTCTTTCTACAACTTCAAAAAAATTTGAGTGCTTTAAAGCTCTGATAAGGTAAGCATGGGGTGCTTGTGTTATAGCTGTAGCAAATGTTGCATATTTAGCATTTGACCTACGTTGACCAGTTTGATCTTTAAAATCATTAGCATAAACCGATATAACAGGTTTTCTTTCTGGTTCTTCCACATTAGCTAGTTCAGTGTATAGTTTTTCTACTGAAGCTGGTTGAATGTGCTTGATTGGTGGTATATTATTTTCTAGTGGGTCAATCATGAGAGCACAACTAGAAAGTAAAACCACCGATAGGTACGATAACTTCTGTGACATTACCTTCTTCATCAGTGATTGTAACTCTAACCTCCTCGTCTGTTATTTCATATTCTATGGTGTTTCCATCTAATTCCATAGATCCACTTTTTTGTGGGTTTTCACCAAACAATGCAGACTCTACTTGTCTTGCTATATTTGCATAGATCCTAGAAGTAAGATTACGCATAAAACGAGCTTCTACAGTATTATTTTTTTCTCTTTCTATTTCATCTTGTAGAGCTTTTATTTCTTCTTTGAGTGCTTTTTTGCGGTTTGCCTCTTGATTCTCTATTGTTAAATAATGACTAGATGTTCCTATACCACTAAAAGATGGATTTTTAAACTCATGTACCATCTCATCAGCTTGTATTTGTTGTACAATCACCACCAACAAAATTAAAAGTGTACCTATGATCGTTAAAAAGCTGTCTTGTTTATTCATTAATCTTTCCTCTGATCGTCTCGATCAGCTTTAGCTATTTTGTTACTGTCTATTAACTGTGGTACACCTAATATAGTTTTTATAAGTGTGTCTTGACGAATAATCTCATTGTCTAACGATCTAACTCTGTCTATTAAAGCTACTAAAATGCCGTGTTGAGAGTCTAGTTTTGTACCAAGGCGGTCTTCCATTTGAGCTATCTGATCGGCAACTTTATCATCAAGTACGTCGAGTTTAGTTTCCATGCCATCAATAATTCTATTAATGAGCTTCCATATAAAAAACCCTAACCCTAATGCTGCTGCGATTGGGAAGCCTACCTCATTAATAAAGGTAATGGCTTGTTCCATTAGATGTACCTACTTGCTAATAAACAGGTTATAACTACAGGGTACACACCCCATATTAATGTTTCTAACCTTTTAAACTTAGCTGATCCTTCGTCTAGTCTTTTTTCAATATATTCAAACCTTAGTGCGCATTCTCTTTCATGCACTGTTAAAGGAGTAATATCTTGAGATTTCATTTCTTTTTTGTCTTACTTTTTTTCTTTGTTTTCTTTTTCACTTCTACAGTTTTATACGCTTCGTTTACGTTAGGAGTAGACTTATCGTCTGCTACAAACTTACCTTCTTTAGTTCTAGCTCTTACAGTTTTTTCTTCAACTCCTCTAACTTTTTGCCAAAACTTTTTTATAAAGTTAAAGTAAGAATCTGGTAACCATCTCATTACTTCTCTCCTACTTTCTTAGTTTCAGATTCTAATTGAGGTTCTTCTTTTTCAGATTCCTCTGCCATTTTTTGTATTTGTTCGATTGTTTGTTTACGCAACATAGCTATAGCTTCTATGTCACCACCTTTCCAAGCACCTCTTTCTGTAGAGATGTCTATTATTTGAAGTATATTTACAAAGTATTGTTGTTCCATAATTTATCCTAAAGTTTTAGTAACAGATTTTGGTGTTATCTTTTCAGCTATCTGAGCATCTAATGAAGCTTTCATAGCTGTAACTTCGTCAGCTCCTAAAGCTGCTTCTACCCAACCTTGTACTGTAGCTGCGTCAAGACTTGACCAATTTGTAAATGATGATAAATCAGAAGTATCTAAACCTACAGAGTTATATACTTCTGCGGTTTGTGGATTGCCGTCAGAATCGTTATTAGCATCATCAGTTGCTGTTAGTCTCCAATGTACGTTATGCACTACATTTGATTTACCGCTTTTTGTTGGGTGCACATCACATGTGCTTACATCCCATTTATAATTAATTGCCATTATTTATTCTCCTTCTAAGGTTGTAATTCTTGCTTCAAGTTCTTGAATTGTTTTAACTAATAAAGGCACAAGCACACTATTATCCATAGTTTGATAAACAGGGTTTCCATCAGAGTCAACTGCATCCTTACTTCCGCTTACTGCATTAGGCACTACTTCCTGTGCCTCGTGTGCTAAAAATCCTTGATGTGTAAAATCAGGGTTGTCTATAAAATTGAAATTATATGTTTTTAATTGTTTTAATTGATTAGTAGCATTTTCTAAAGGTGTAACATTTTCTTTACGTCTATAGTCTGATGTCGTGTTATATCTAACTACTCCACCATTTAAATCAATATCTCCTTGAAAGCTACCATCTAGGCTAAACACTAAAACATTATTATTACTTGCTACACTATTAGTTTTGTTAAATTCTACTAGTCCATCTGTATTTGTTGCAGTACCAC